GGAGGATACCGGTTTTGATATGGAACGAATCCCACAAAAACGAGAAGTAATGTCGACTCCTATGAAGCTATTAGAGGCAGACTTGTGCAGCAAGCTCGTGAACTATAACAACAACCCAATTGATAAGATGTGCCTACAAAATACGGCGTTAGATATCGATAAGCGCGGCTTAATAATGCCGGTTAAAGTGCAGAGTAATAAAATTAAACGAATTGACGGTGCTGCAACTATGATTATTGGCTACGCAGTTTTAATGCAATACCGGAGTGAGTATATGGCGTTGGTGAGGTGATAAGGTGGCAATATGGGATACAATAAAGAGCCTAGTATCGAAAGATGATCGGCGTCAAATGCAATATCTAAAAATGATGAATGGCTTTAGCCCGATCTTTAGTCAATTTGGACAAAACATCTACGCTTCAGACGTTGTCCAGATGAGCATCGATGTGATTGCGACAGAGATTAGTAAGCTCCAACCAAGACATATTCGAACAGGAAATGATGGGATACAGACTAACGTAAAAAGCAGCCTTAATAGGCTGTTTAAATTTGCACCGAATCCACTGATGACTACCCGTGATTTCCTTGAGAAAATTATCTGGTCTTTAATGTTTAATTATAACTCATTTATCTACCCGACTTATGAGACGGGTACTGATGCAAACGGAAAAGCATTCTTCAACTATACCGGCTTCTACCCACTAAACCCAACAACCGTCACGTTCCTTCAGGACGCGTCCGGAAAACTATTTTGCGAGATGCGTTTTGCTAACGGAGACACCTTTACCATGGCATATTCAGATCTCATCCATCTCCGGAAAAAGTTTTCGCTAAATGACATTATGGGCGGAGGGATTGGGGGTCAGCCAGATAACGCAGCGTTGCTAAAAGTGTTAGAAATCAATGATACGGTTCTACAAGGATTGGATAAGGCTATTAGGACCAGTCTCTCTATCCGGGGAATCCTGAAGATTAATACAATGCTCGACGACGATAAGCAAAAGTCAGAACGTGATCGATTTGAAACTGCAATATCATCGGGACTAAGCAGTATTTTACCTCTGGATCTGAAGGGTGACTATACTCCATTAACGGTAGACCCAAAATTAATCGACACGGAAACACTGGAATTTCTAGAAGGAAAAGTCTTAAAGTGGTGGGGAGTTTCAGTCCCTATATTAACCGGTGACTTTAGTGATGAACAGTATCAGGCATTTTACGAAAAGACTCTTGAACCAATCATCATTACTCTCGGACAGGCGTTTTCAAAGTCGTTATTTAGTCCAAGAGAACTTGATATGGGGAATGAAGTAGTTTTCTACCAAAAGGACTTGATGTATTTAAGCACAAAGTCGAAACTGGAGCTACTAAAAACGACAGGTGAGCAAGGTCTTCTTTCTGACAATCAGAAGCTTGCCATACTCGGTTATCCACCTGTTGTTGGAGGGGATAGGACTACGCAGAGTTTAAACTTCATGGATAAAAAATTTATCACGCAATACCAGCTAAGTCAGGCTAGCCCAAAAGAGAATGCTCCAACAAGCAAAAGTAAATCTCAAAGGTCTGCAAGCGATCCGGATAGTGCCGATTTGAAAAAGGTAAAGCAAATTATTAAGTCGCTTTCAAAAGCTGAGCAAAAAGAGCTTGGGCCACGTTATTTCTACGATGATAGCCAGTATCGGGCTTTTAGAATGGACGGAGATAAACCAGTAGCCTTCGTTGAAAACAGGCTGACTGGAAAGAAAGGCCACTTGAATTTAGCAGTTAATCCCGGTTATAGAGGTAAGGGTTATGCTGAGAAACTCGTTAAACAAGCCATAAAAGATGCACCTGACTTAGGAGTAGAAACTATCTACTGGATAACGACACCTGAAAATGAGGCATCCAGAAAACTGGCTGAAAAAATGGGGTTTGTTTTGAAAAGCGAGAATGACGATGAAGCTCGTTATATTTATGAAATTGAAGATTAGGGAGGGAGCTAACAATGGCAAAAATAAACAAACTTATTGCCCATGAAGCGACAAGAGCGAAGCGCTTTGGTGAAATCCGTGAATTAAGGGCACTCGAACCTACTGATAACAGTGGATATGTCATTGAGGGGTACGCGATAGTTTACGAAGAGAAGACGAATATCGGCGGATGGTTCTATGAGACTATCAAGCGTGGAGCCTTGGATGGTGCCGACCTGACTGACGTACCGCTATTTATTCACCATGGCATGAACAAAATCCCACTTTCTAGATCAAGAAAAAATAACGGGAAATCGACTATGACATTAACCCCTGACGATAAGGGGTTATATTTTCGAGCTGAATTAGATGTTGAAAACAACGCGGAGGCTAAAGCACTGTATTCCGCGGTATCACGAGGGGATATCTCTGGAATGTCATTCTCTTTCCGTGTGAGTGAAGAGCAATGGTCAGATCTGGATGCAGAAATGCCAAAACGCGAAATAACTAAGTTCGCTAAAATCTATGAGATATCGGCGTTGTGGAGTCCTCAATATCAGGGGACTGACATACAAGCTCGGGACGAAGCGCTGGATAGCGCAGATAAAAGGGCGTTGGATAGCGCTCTGTCCACGTTGGATAACGAAAAGAACGAGCGTGAAGCCCTAAGACTAAAATCCCAAATATTATTGAAAGGTTAAGGTGATCAATTTGAAAAAGAAACTATTAGCACTTATGGCCAAGAAAGAGGCCCGTAAAGCCGAACTGGGGACCAAAGCCACCGCAACTGAGGACATTGCAGAGCTGCGCAGTATTAACACTGAACTTGAGACCCTGAACAGTGAGATCGCTGAACTTCGCGGCATGATCGAAGGTCTGCCGGAAGATGCCCCGCCGCCTGCCGCCCCGGGAGATCAACGCGGAATGGTACCCGCCGGCCAACTCACCCCCATGGGGACCTACGGCATGGCTCAAGGAAATCCGCCGGCCAATCAAAGGACAGTAGAACCTGAAGATCGGTTCGCTACCCTGGAATATCGCCAGGCATTCATGGATTTCGCAAGATCCGGGAGAATGACGCAGGAATTCCGAGCTATGCAACCTGAATTCCGAGCCGATGCCATGACAACTGTTGCCGAGGCCGCCGCCGTTGTTCCAACTACAATCCTCAATGAGATCATCAAGGCTTCAAAAGTCTATGGTCAGATTTTCCGCCGTATCCGCATGCTGAATGTACCTGGGGGATTAACTATACCGATTCTCTCCCTAAAACCAACCGCCACCAGAATCGGCGAAACTACCCCGTCTGATAAGAAGAAGGTTACCGCCAATACGAGCGTATCCTTCAGCTACTATGGTCTGGAATGCAAAGTGGCCATGTCGCTGCTCGCTCAAACCGTCACACTGGCCGGTTTCGAGAGCACTATCGTGGATCTCATTGGCGAAGCTATGATCAAGGCAGTCGAAGGTGAAGTCATCAGAGGCACCGGAAACGGAGAATGTCTGGGAATCACTGTTGACCCCAGAGTTCCAGTAGCGCAAATAGTAACACTCTCTTCCGGTGATTTCGTGAGCTGGGGAGGATGGAAGAAGAAAGTATTTGCCAAAATGCCTCTTGCATACAAGGCTGGTGCAACTTTCCTCATGGCCTCGGGAACTTTCGAGGGGTATATCGATGGCATGGAAGATGCAAACGGCCAGCCGGTTGGCAGAGTAAACTACGGTATTACCGAGGGAGCCCAAGAACGTTTCGGTGGTAAAGAGGTAATCCAAGTCGAGGATGACATCATCACACCTTACGATGATGCTAATAATGGCGACGTCGTTGCGGTTTACTGCAACCTTAGAAACTATGGTATCAACAGCAACCTGCAGATGATGATGTTCCGCTACTTCGACCATGACACCAATGAATGGATAGACAAGGCCATCCTCATTTCGGATGGCAAGCTCATCGACCCGAATGGTGTAGTCATCATCAAGAAAGGTGCTTAAGGAGCTGGTATAAATGACTGATGACCAACTTCTAGTGCAGTGTAAAGTCGGTTTAAATATGCAGGTTTCAGGTACGGCCTTCGATGGCGTGCTATCACAGAAATTACTGGCGGTAAAGTCATTCATGAGGGGTGCAGGGGTATCTGATGAAAAGATGGCTGACGACTTAGCGGTTGGTATTATCGTCATGGGAGTAACAGACCTTTGGAACATCGAAGGTGGGGAGATTAAATTCTCCCCTATCTTCTTTACTTTACTTGGACAACTAACCGCCGCAAGTTCCATGCTCACAGTATCAAGCAGCCCGGAGGATGGGGCCGCTGGAATATCTGTGAACGTGAAGCCTACACTGACTTTTAACAAACAAATTTCAGCTTATAACAACAAGGTCTGCCTACTCAATTACGAGACTAAAGATGCAGTCTCGATCACATTCGATCTAGATGTCACGGGCAAAGGCCTCACCATTGAACCAGTCGACACTCTGGCTGCCGCAACAAAGTATGCCATCGTGATGAACGGCGTTAAGGCAGATTCCGGACAAGAGCTCGGATTTACAGTGCGAAGTTTCACAACAATT